TTATAGGTTGATCATATTAGCATAAGCCTCTATTATAGCTCTTCTTTGCTTTTTAATTCTTCTCACTGGTCTGTCAAGTCGTTCTGATATTTCCTCCCATGTTAATTGTTCACCCAGCCAGTGCATTTTAAATAAAATTTTCTGTTCTGGAGTTAATTTTTCTAGTAATAGCTCTACTATTTCCTTAAAAAGCTCTAAATTTCGTAATACTATATCACTTTCTAGCCTTATAATGGTATTTTCAGTTGGATTACTGATTTTATTTGAACCACTCGAATGTTCAGTAAACTTTTTATTATAAATTATTTCTTGTCTTCTCAAAAATATTTTATTCTCTATGTTCTTGTAACGGTCTAGCTCTTCATCTAGCCTGTCTAATTGTCCCTTAGTAAGCAATATTACCCCTCCCTATACATATACTACCAGCCCTGTTAAATGGCCTATATTTCAGTTATTAGAGCCTTTATTCTATGTATTTATACTATCCTTATCTCATTTAAGCCTATCCCTTCAACTTAAGAAGGTGTTGCATAGTATCTGCCTGTTGTTGCATTGCAACACCTACTTACCAGTGTTTTTTCTGTCATTGTCACCTTGTTTTTCCCTCCAGTTTAACATATCTTACATTCTGTGAAACTCACCATCTTCCCTCTTTCCTTGCTATTAAAAGGATCTTAAGCATTTCATTTTTTCAGTTTATGCTTGCCTCATTGTGTTAAAGTCTATAAAAATCAAAGTAATAGCGATACTTGTTGAGTACCGCTATATATAAAATGAATTACTTTAAAAATTCCTTAGCTTTCTTAATTTCTGAATTTAGATAGATTTCACCGCTTACCTCTGGTTTAAATAGAGGTGTAATAGCGTTTAGTTCTAACTCTGTTCTACACCCTGAAAGACTATGTTTATTAGAAATTTCTTTTACTATCTTGTCATTGATCTCTTGCACTTCTTTTTCAATTGATCGAAGTTTTTCAAACTCCTTTATGATATGTTTAATAGCTTTTTTGTAAGAAGCTTCTAAACCACTTTTTCTAAACCGTCTCCGTGTTTCAAAATGGATATAAACAGGAACTTCACTATGAAAAATTGTTTTAATATCTTTAAGCTCTCTTGATACACTTTCTAATTTTTTTGTTAATAAGTTCAATTGATCATGTGAAATAACTTCATTGCCATCTATTAAACTTTCCAGATCGTCTAGGCTAAATCCTTCAAAATTTTGTAATTTTACTTTTTCATCTAAAACAGTTTTTTCAAACTTTGAAACATTAGCCTCTTTCTGTTCCACCTCTTCAAATCTTTTATAAAGTTCTTGTAGAGGGTACTTTGATAAATCTAACTCCATTTAACTACCTCTTAATTCCAAGTTGCAAAATAACCTAATGTAGGTTGAACCTTCTTAACGTCAAAACGTGTATATAGTGCAAGGCGTTCAGAATATGTTTTTAAGTCTGTAACCCATTTTACAGATGTCTGATTGTACTTGAACAGTTTAGCATAGTTCTTCAAATCTCCAACAAACGCAAGCTTGTCTCCAGCATTTCCTAATGTAGTATCATCTACTACTACAAAATGATCAGTATAGAATGTTTCACTAGTTCCATCTACCTTGTTTACTTTAAGAATTGGTAAGCCTGAACTATCTACCATCTTTTCTAGGTGGTTAAATAAAGAATTAGTAACTACAATTGAAACTTCTCGCTCTGGGTTCACCAGAGCTACTAGATCTTTAATGTCATTGATAGAGGCAATACTTTTTGCAGTCGCAAGTGATAGAACTTTCCCAATTCCTTTGTTCATGGTTTTACGCTCAAGTTTAGCAATACTATTTCCTAGGAATGAATCTAGATTATACATACCGTCATCAATTTGTTCTTTTGATAGGTTAAGAAAACCCGCAAATGTCTTCATCTTATAATCAACTTCTAGAAAATCTGTCTTAGCTTCTTCATCTCTATTGCCACCAAGAGTATCACTAATCTCAATCATTCCTACCTTGTCTAAGTCAATTTCTTCATACTTTCCATCTTTGCTAGTTACTTCAATAATATCAATTAGAGAAACTAAATCTTTCTTTTCATCTTGTTTGTAACTATCAATAACAGCTTGATCAATAATGGCTTGATCACTTTTCAATTCAAGGCCAGTTGTTTCATAACCAATACTACGAATATAATTTTCTAATTTTTCTTTTTTGTTTTTTAAGTCAATTTTCATTTTTGTCTTTCTCCTCTTATCTTTTTATATCTGCTCTTTGCTTGTAGTTCTTCCTAAAGTTCCTAGCGGTTATCTTGTCCTTTAGAACTCTCCGAACTTTCAAGATCATCTGCTCTAGTTTCTGATTGTTGTTGATGTTTGACATATTTTTCTAAAATCTCACGTTTCCTTTTATTTAAGTTCTTGTCACTCTTTTTACAGTTTGAAAAGATTTTCTTCCTTTTTTCTGGATCCATTGAAAATTTAGCACCTACAACATAATCAGGGAAAACATTTCTTTCCATAGCCCACACCTCCTTTCTTGATATACAAAAAGGGACATACCATTAGCATTATCGCTTACGGTACGCCCCTGAGTTGTTCTCAATAGACATATTTTTTTGTTTCTCTTTTTGTTAATAGATTAAGCTTACCATCTGAATAGCTCAAATTAATTTCGCCAAACATGGGCGCTTTCTCTACTTCTATTGTACCATTTTTATAAAATAAAATATAGCCTTCTTCTAAATATCTTTTCAATTTATTTTCTTCCATTTTTGATACCTCTATTTCTTTAAAATTTATGCTTTTTCCTACACTTAGTAATTGCTCCTACACTTGGGAAAACTCACCCGTTCCTTAAATCCCTTGTCCCACAAGGGTTTTCACGTTTCTACTACACTACTACACTTATTTTTCTAACTCGGAATTTCTTATAAGAGTATATATACAGATATAACAACACTCTTTTATTATTATTTATATTATTTAAGTGTAGTAGTGTAGTAATATATAATAAAACTCAATTGTATCAATACTTAACAACTACTACACTTATATAATTTAGTGTATTTCATGTGTATGTTCTGTAGTGTTTTTTTCGTAACCCCTCACAGTTTTAGAGGGTGTAAAACGATATGTTTTATTTTGATAATTCGGAGTGTCTTCTTTCGGCCTAAACCCTTTGGGCAATTCTTGACCTTTTGGAATAGTGATAGGATACTTTGTTTTTCTCCACTCGCTGGGTAAGTACTTCTCAAATTTCTTATTTAGTCCTTGGCTAGTATAACTACTTTGGTGATTATGAAACTCTACAAAGCCAGTAAATCGCCACCAGACAAAATCATTGGGCAAAAATGTTGATTGAATATCTTGAAATAATTCATCAGCAAATTGCTGGATTGTGTCTAAAGATTGTTGATAGTCTAGTAAGTATTTTCTTGAAATTTTTGGCTGGATAAATTCGTCAAATTCTAAATCTATTACCAACTTCAAAACATACTCTAACACTTCTTTCCTCTTGATATAATCATACTTAATAGCTCTATTAGGTTTTTTTATCCCATCTGAAAAAACTCTTTGAAACGGAAGGATTACCATTCTTCTCATTATAGCGTTTTTATCACCGTCTAGCCTTGGCATTTCATTTGTTGATTGAATAACAACAGTCTTTATATAAGCACTATAGGCATCTTTCCCCTTCTTTTCAACTGAAACAGTATCCCCACCTACTAGAGAAAATAGTTTAGAGGTATCTTTAATGAGTGCCTTTTGTTGAATATCGTCCCCAATAACCGCCCTCTTTCCTAACGCTTGGGCCAGTGTGAAGCGATTGTTTACATCTAAATCCGTAATCTTTATACTAGCTATGTTTTCACGCCCAACAAGATTTATAAAAAGCTCTTGGAGTGTCCCTTTCCCTGTTCCACCTTCTCCAATAAACCAAAACATTTTCCCTAAACTCTCCCCTCTGATACAGGCGTGTAATAGTTGTAATGCTAGTTGATAAAGACTTTTATCTCCTGAAAAGAGATCTAGAAGCCAGCTCTCAAAATCCCAACCCTTTATGTTCACCCTCTGAGCGTTTGGATTATAATTGGTTTTAATTTTACTAGTGTATATTTTAGACGGAGTAAAAGGCTCTAACTGTTTAGTTGTTCGATTGTAAATACCATTGCCTACAATGATGTAATTTAGGTTATCTTCTAATTGTTTTCGTGGTGTCTGTCGTCTCAATGAATATATACAGTCGTTTGCTCTACGTTCATTATGGCGGTACTCAATCACGTTAATAATGTCCTTTAAAAACTCCAGATCATTTATATAAATACCTTTATCTGGATCATAGATATATACAGGGCTTACCCCTTCCTCGCTATCAATACGGCAAAAATTAAACAGATCTAACATTATACTTGCTACCATTGTATGGCTTAATGGCTTATCTATTTCTTTTTTTGCTCCCTCTTCTGTTGCACCCTTTTCTATCAAGCTTTTCAGACGATCATTATTAAATTTATCTAAATACTCTCTTACAGTCTTTTCCCAATTCACAAAAGTAGTTAGTTTTCTTACTTCTTCTGGTGGTTTTTGAAAGGGGATAATATTGCTTTGTTCTTCTTGCTTAATGATTTCTAACGCTCCTTTTACATTCATACTGACACCTCATAACGGTTTATCAATTCAACAAAATCACGGGCAAGAGATTTCTTTCTAACGATATTTGAGAAGATCTGTATGATTATTTCTAAATCATATCCAGCTCCAACCATCATTTTTAAAAAGGTGGATACTTCTGTTCTATCATTTAGGCCATACGCAACAAATTCCAGTAATGGCCCATTAAATTCTAAACCATAGCCATTTTTATCACTTCTAAATTTATAGACTTCATATAATTGTAAAAACTCTAGTAAATCCCCTTGTAATTTACTAATAGGTAAATTACGTACTAACTTCCAGCCTCTACTTTCCAGCTCTTTAGAGTTGGTTACTACTTGGATAAGCATTTTAGGACTTACTTGTTCTGTCAGATTTTCCCCCATTGGTTCATAGTAAATAAAAGCGTACCACTCATTCTTTTTATAAACCCTAGTAGGGCTATCCTTCAAAAAGTCAAAATCTTGTATTTTTTGTTCTTGTAGAAATAAAATCACTTGTCTATACATCTTTTCACCTCCTCAAAATGTTCTATGATCTTCTTTTCAGTTTCTTCATCTGTACCTAATGGTAGTAATAGAAGATTAAAGGGAGCGTTATATACTGCTTTGTTAAAATCTTTAGACGGTTCGTAATATCTTACTTCCATTTCTCTTTACCTCACTGATAAGAACAAATAAATATCACTTGGGCGGTAATAAACTTTTCTAGCTCTCTCCATAGGAGTTTGAAAACGTTGTAAGCCCATCAATTCCCAATTTCTTAGTGTTTCTCCTGAAACTCCTAGAGCCTCTTTTAATTCTTCTCTAGTAATAAGATCTAGTTTCCCTTTTCGTTCCATTTCTAAATTCACAAGGGTTTCTAAAGTCTCTTTTTGAGTTTGAAGCCATTCCAATTGAATTTCCTTTGAAAGTATTTCCATATCCTTACCCCTTTCAATTAAAACGCTTGCCAGCTAACCAAACATAAGCCCCATAATCTGGATTTAATCCTTTTGAACTTTCTACCTTTTCTTTTTCTTCAACTAGTTTGATTGGACTTGGTCTATTCCATATTTTCCATACAATTTTAAATAGAATTACAAGTAAAATAATGGTTTTGTCAGTTGGTAAATTCCATTCATTCATTTTATTTCCCTCATTCTCTTTTTAACTTCTAACCTCCTATAAATCAGCTATTTCTCCTGATTTATAGGCGGTTTATAGCGATTTTTCATGGATAGATATCCATTAATTTACTAAACAAAGCCTTAGAATTGCCCTGTCAGCACGCTTTCTTTACTACAATTTTCTTTTCTCACCTATCCGCTTGCCTGTTCTTGATAAGTGTTTAATTTTTTAGTTTTTTCTCATGTTCAATTTGATTTCCTATACGTTTCCAAGCATTATCAAAATCATTTCGTTTAATCTCACCATTATATAATTGTGAAACTAAATTCACTGCTCTATTTAATAACCTTGGATAATAGTTAACAACATTCATTAACTATATACCTCTGTTAGCTCCTTATAAAGATCATCTGGAATTTCATTCAATGCTTGTTGTTGTAACTGGATAGCTTTTAGGCGATTTGTATCGCTTGCGGTTGATTTTTCCATAATTTCAAGAGTTGACTGTACTTGCCTGAAATAAATATCAATCTTAAGGCGCTTTCCTTCATTCATTTCCTGTTTTTCAGCTTTTTTATCTCTTAAAAACTTGAAATCTTGAATTTCACCGTCAACAATTACATAAGAAATTACACCACGGTATCGCCATTGGTTTAAACGGTTCTTTATTTCATCAAAAGACCAGCCATTTAATTTATCTGCTATTAAATCAATAGTGATAATCCCATTATCTTCATAGATTTCTTGTAAAATCTCTTGCGTAAAAGGGGAAATCTTTCTTTTACTCATTGTGTACCTCGCTATTTTCTGTTATACTAGGTACATAAAAAGTATTTAGAAAGTCTCTCTTTCTACGTACCTATATCTGATATTAGTTGCTTACTCGCCATCGCCAAATTTTGAGTAAGTGACTTTTTTTGTTGTCCTTTTTTATCATTTTTGGGGAGTATACTTTAATTCTCCATTTTCTAGCATTTCTTGGATCATTTTCCACGCTTGGGCATTATCATCTGCCCATTTAACTAACATTCCATTTTCTGGTGGTAAAATAATGTTTTCTGCCTCAAATGTGGTAGTGTCAATAAACTCTTTAAAGTCTGTAAATGAAATTTTTGTATCCATTTTGTATCCTTTCTTTGTACTTTCTATTTACAATTTAAACGGTAATATAAAATAACATTTATAAATTATTATTTTTGTCTAATAGTCTTTAGCAAGCCATTCCATAGCTTTTTGATAAATAAATGGTTTAACTTCTCCTCCATCTCTTATTTTTCGGTAAGTTACTTGTGTGACTCCTATTTCTTCACCAGCTTGCTTTGCAGTCAATTTCTTATCTGCTTGCTTTCGTCTGATTGCTTTCGCTTGTATTGAGGTAATAAGCAATATTTTCACCCTCCTTTCACTTTTATTTTCTAACATTTTTGTTAGCTTAACTGTAGTTTACTAAATAAAATGTTAGTTGTCAACTATTTTTTAACAAAAATGTTATTTTTTATATATTTTTTTATTTTTTGTGATATAATTCTACTGAGGTAATAAGATGAATAGATTAAAAGAACTAAGAAAAAAGAGCAAAACTACTCAAAAAGAAATAGCAAATCTTTTAGGAGTTTCAGAAATGACTATTTCCCGCTGGGAGAAGGAAACAGAACTCTCAATCAAGCATGAATACATAAATAAGTTATCCGATTATTTTAATGTAAGTGTGGGCTACTTGCTTGGTTATGAAGATAATAATTCCTTTGTATCAAGTGTTGTAAATGAACTAGATTTATTGGATCCAGATGATAACACTAGCAATTTAAACTCCGATCTCAAAAATAAAATTAACTTAGTAAAAAATCTTATAACTGAGGAACAATCAGATAGAGTAGAAGACTATAGAAAAACCATTATCAAAGATAGTTATAATTTATTAAAAGGGCTAGATTTAGATGATGTTTTAACAGTTGCTGGAATAATTGAAAGATTATACTTTAGTCAGTACTCTATAGAGGAAAATAAAAAACTAGAAGAATATCGAGATACATTAAGTAAGAGATTTAAGAAATAATCCCCTAAACCCATCAGCTTTTATTAGAATTTTTAATTTTAACTATAATAAATTAAAGAAAAATTCAATTATTTTGAACATTCTTGTTGACTAACATCAAAAATTATCTTACAATGAAGGTACTTAAGGAATTAGCGCCCGATAATTCTCAGTGAAACGGGAACGCGAAAATAGCACCTTCTTTTACGGAGGTGCTTTTTTTTGCCAAAACCTTTTAAAACTATTGCTGGACAGATCGAACTACTTCATAAACGAGGCCTTATAATTACAGATTATAAAAGAGCTAAAAAATATCTACTGACCAACAATTATTATAGTATTATCAATGGATATAGTAAGTATTTTGAACAATCTCCAAATAAGTATATTCCAGGTACGAACTTTTCAGAAATCACTTACAGTTATTTCTATGACAAAGAAATTAAGTATTCTTTTTTAAAAGCTATTTTAGAAGCAGAAAAACATATAAAATCAATAATGGCTTACGTATTTTCTGAAAGCTTCGCCTCTACTCCTTATTTTTACTTAGATTTAAAAAACTATAACCATTTGAAGAAAGATAATATTTCAACAATTAAATTTGTAATCCGACAAATGGTTAAAATAATTGATAAACATAAATCAAGCAGAACAACTAATCGTATTCAACATTACTTTAGTAAACATCTTGAAATACCCTTTTGGGTAATAATTGATTACCTGACATTTGGGGATATGCTAGCTCTCTTAAAAGTCCTCCCGAATTCTTTACAAGATAAGATTTCTAAAATGCTTTATAGTTTTATTTGTGAACATATTAAAATTAATAAACATTTTACTCGTGCTATGCTTATTACTTTTGTTGAGAATATTGGAGAAATTAGAAATGTATGCGCCCATGACAATAGACTATTTAGTTTCAAGTGTAGGAACAGTGTGAAATACTATCCAGATTTACATTCTAACTACGGTATCAGTAATTCATGTGCTAAAAGTAGCCCTTATCATGTTTTTATAGTTCTACAGTGCTTCTTAAGCTCCATTGAATACGCTAAATTACACAATACATTATTATCAAGATTTAAAACCTTTGAAAAACATCTTCATACTGTTCCTGTTGATTTGTTTTTATCTGAGTTAGGATTTCCTACAAACTGGCATAAAACAACTGCTAGATTACCTCAATAATTAAGCTAGATCTATTAAATAAAAAAACACCGTAAAAATACGGTGCAATTTATGGAGTTAAATATTCAACTCTATGAACAGTGTTAATGTACCAAAACGCAAATTATAGATATACACCAACACACCTGTAGTATATCATTGATTTGTTTTTCTAGCAATACTTATTTTAATCTTTGCAGTATAAAGCCAATCCCCCCTATTTAACGCCTTCTAATGTGCAGGGGGTAAACACCCCTTATACTGTTATCAAAATTGATTTATAGGCTATCTAGGGCTTAAAAACACGATTTTAAAATAGATTATTTTCTTTTCTCACCTATCCGCTTGCCTGTTGATGGAAAGGAAAGAAAAATGAATATCAAAACCGTAGTAAAAAAGAATGGCCAAACTGTTTACCGTGCTAGTGTTTATTTAGGTGTAGATCAGATGACGGGGAAAAAGGCCCGTACCACTGTAACGGCTAATACTAAAACGGCAGTTAAAATCAAGGCTAGGGAAGCTATTAATACCTTTGCCAACAATGGATATTGTGCTAAAAATAAACCAACGATCACTACTTATAGAGAGTTAGTTGCTCTATGGTGGGAGAGTTATAAAAATACAATCAAACCAAACTCCCAACAATCTATGGAGGGTATTGTAAGGCTTCATATTTTGCCCGTTTTTGGCGATTATAAACTAAATAGCCTAACCACCCCTATTATTCAACAACAAGTAAATAAATGGGCAGATAGAGCGAATAGAGGGGAGAAGGGAGCATACGCAAATTATAGTTTTCTAAACAATATTAACCGCCGTATACTTCAATATGGGGTTACTATGCAAGTGATCCAGCACAATCCAGCCCGTGATGTTATTATTCCACGTAAGCAACAAGCAAAAGAACAAAAGATTAGATTTTTTAGCAATCAAGAATTAAAGAAATTTCTAGCCTATCTTGATAGTATGGATCTAAATTTATATGAAAATCTTTTTGATTACGTTCTTTATAAAACTTTGCTGGCCAGTGGTTGCCGTATTGGAGAAGTTCTAGCCCTTGAATGGTCTGATATAAACCTCAAAACAGGTACTATCAGTATATCTAAGACTTTAAACAGATATCAAGAAACAAATACCCCTAAATCAAAAGCAGGCCTAAGAGATATTGAAATAGATCCAGCGACTATCTCACTTTTAAAACAGTATAAAAAGCGCCAACAAGTAGAATGTTGGAAGCTGGGAAGGTCTGAAAATATTGTGTTCACACCTTTTACTACTAAATACGCTTACGCTTGCTTATTGAGAAAAAGACTACAGGGGCATTTTAAGAGTGCTGGGGTACCCGATATAAGTTTTCATGGTTTTCGTCATACCCATGCTACTATTATGCTTTACGCTGGAATAGAGGCTAAAGATCTGCAATATAGACTAGGCCACTCTAATATAACAATGACATTAAATACATACGTCCACGCTACAAAAGAAGGCGCAAAAAAAGCCGTCTCAATATTTGAAACGGCAATCAGCAATTTATAA